GATTAGGATTCTGGCGGAGGCTTGGCGCCCGCATTGGGCCGCCAGAATCCCGGTTGATGTTTTTAGGAGTAAAAATATCCCAGCTCGCGCAAGCTGCTGTGATTCCCACGGCCAATGACCACATGATCCAGCACTTCAATTTTAAGCATCTGCCCGCCGCGAATCAGGTCGCGGGTCACTTTGATATCGGCCTCGCTTGGGCTGCTCTCGCCGCTCGGGTGATTGTGCATCAGGATAATGGCCGCCGCGTTGGCGACAATCGCCGGGCGAAAAACCTCGCGGGGATGAACTAAAATGGTGTCGAGTGTGCCGTTGGAAACGAGATGATACCCGGTGACCTTCCGGCGCGTGTTGAGGATGAGGATGTAAAAGGATTCCACGTCCGGCTTGTGCGTCGGGCTGGTCGCAATTATATGATTCCAGAAATCAGCGGCTTTGCTGGGAACGTGGCAAAGCGCCAAGTCATCCGGAAGCGGGACTTCCCGCAGGCATACGACCTTGAACTCGCGCGCGTTGAAAAGATGGGCGCTCGGGGTTTTGTCTGGTTCAGCCTTCAGCCCGGCATTGGCGCGCCGGGTTTCCCATGCCTTTTGCGCCGGGGTTTTTTCTGTTTCGTGGACGTCATATCGGCTTCCGGGGAGAATTACAGAGTCGCCACCGCAAAGAGGATTTGAGGGGACTGAGTTCCCATTGAGCCATGTGCCGATAAGAACGCCGCGCTCAACTGGGCAGCATGAGATAATGAAGGAATCGGCGCCGACCTGATAAAGAGAAGTGGCAGCGCCTTTGAGGCTGTATTGAATTGCCTCCGCGCGGGCCGCGCTGAGGTTTTTGCTTTCACTGGTTTTCATTTCGGATTCTGGTTTTTTTGTTTTTGGCCCCTGTCAGAGCCGTTTTTATTTTCTGGGAAAAGAATAATTCACAACTGGCTGACTGTCAACAGTTTACAGAATAAAAACGACAAGTTTATTCTGTTGATATGACGTGCTTTACGCAGAATCCGCGAAAAAACTGCAAAATAAATGGCCTTCTGCGCTGATTTTCCGAGAGGTTTTTCAGTATCCCCGACCCCAAGTGCCAACACGAATGCGCCTGCGCCCAGTTGCTGGATTGATTCCCGGCGTGGCGGCGACCGGCTGCGCTGGATTTTTCAGAATATATTCTTTGGGCGCGGTCGGAGCGGATGCCGGGCTGCCTATTGCGGGCGCCATCCTCAATCGCTTGGCGATGCGCGTGAGCGACGGCTTCAAAATGTCAATCGCGGCCAGAAGATAAACGCGAATGTCCAATGCCTCGTTCCGGTCCCTGGTCTTTTCATAATGCTGCGTGGGCCGGAACTGTTTGTAATCGGTTTTCAAAACCTCCGCCGTGAGCTGCGCAAAGTATTCCTCGTTGTAACCCTGGCCCGTTGGCCAGTGCATGAAGCGCGCGCCGGGCTCCGGCACCATCATCCGTGAAAAAATTGTGTCCTTGGCAATCTTCCCGTCGACGGCGTAGGTCCGCATCGCGTAATGCCGGTTGAACCTGGTTGTCACGAGCAGATTGTTTCCTCCGGCGGCCACGCCATACACTGGATACACGCGCGGGAAACCGCAGCGCCTGATGTAATTGCGCACACGCTGCGGTTTGTGCCGCATGTCAATCGAAGTCGCCGTGATTGGAATTTCAATCCCGTCCTCGCGCCGGAACTTCTGCGCCAGGAAGTCTGAGAGGTCCTGCCAGACGTCGTCCTGCTCCGGGTCCCCTTGGAAGATTTTCGATTCAATGCCCCAGGTCTCATCATCCAGACCCAAGCCCATGGCCTCGACCTGCAGCCAGGACTTCTGCACATCCACTGCGCTCAGTGCAATAATGACGCCTTCCGGCAGCGACTGCGGGCTGTAATCCTCCGCGCGGCTCATCAATGGGCCCGGCTCAAGCTTTGATGAATCGGCTTCCTCGAAGGTCTCGGCAAGAAAGGTGTTGGTCCAGGCTTTAAGAGTTTGACGGCCACCGGCATCAGCTTCCAGGAACTGGGCAACCATCTGATGGAGACGCGTCTTAAAACCTTTTTTGGCGCGGAAGGGGGAATAGATTCCGTTGAGATGATACCCGCGCTTGCCTTTGAATGGAGCGGTTGCGCGCCATTCGCCAGCCCGGACCATTTTAACTCGCTCGCCATCACTGAGGTGTGAATGACAATGTTCGCAGGCATAAACCGCGTCCGAACCGTCCAAGGCAACCACCGCGAACTTCGATTGGGCATCGGCGGCCGCCATAACGCCATGCGTGACGAGGTGATCTATTCTGCGTTTCCCCCACAGCACCTGGCGCCATTTCAAGGTCTGATGCTGGCTGCACTTCGGGCAGGGGCAAAACCAGTAGCGCATGTCGGTCTGATCGAACTCCTTTTCGATGCGGGAGAAACCCTTGACCGTGGGCGAGCTGGATTTGAAAATGACGGCGTTCCAAAAGCTCTCAGTTCGCTTCTCAGCGAGTAGGCAGGGGTCCCCCTCGGTCCCGGCGCTAGCCTTGAACCGGTCAATCTCGTCCATCAGCACCACGCGCCGCGGTCGCATGGCCAGGCCGCCCGGGGCGTTCGCGCCGGCAACAGCAATGTCGCCTCCCAGGAAGGTCTTGGATAGAATGGTATTCCCCGAATCCCTCGACCGCGGGTCCCGAACCTTACCCCGGAAGCAGGGGCAATCGCGCAACATCGGGGCCAGGCGCGTCTTGCTCCAGGACTCAGCCATCTCGAGCGTGGGCTGGACCATGAGGACCGGGGCCGGGTCCACGTCGATGAAATAGCCGACGACGTTGTTTTCAATCTCGGTTTTCCCGACCTGGCTGGCCCACATCAAAACCGTTCCCTGAACGGTTGGATCATGCGGTGTGTCCATCGGCTCGCGCTGGTAAGGCGCCAGGCTGGACCGAAACTTACCCGGCTGGCTGCTACTCTCCCGCGACAGATACCGGCGCCGGTCCGCCCATTTGCTCACGGTGAGCCTGGGCGGCCGCGTCAGAATCGGACGAATCCTCCTGGCCGCTTCGATGAACGGGGCGCTTGATAGCTTCATCTAAAATCCTTCCCAGGTCGTCAATCAGTTCGTCGCGCTCATCCTCGGTCAAAGTGCTGGCAAGAATCCGCTGGCGCATCGAGCCAATCGCCGGCGTGAGCCGGGCCACCATCTCATCAACCGGGATGAGCTGCGCGCTGCGTTCGGCGATTTCGATTTCCAAAAGCTCATTCTCATTGTCCAGCTTGCGCTCGCGCTTTTGGCCCAAGGTCTTGTCCCGGCGTTGGTGCAGTTCCTTGAAGTATCGAATGATACCGGCGCACGTCGCCTCGACCTGGTAATGACCACGTATCGGCGCGGGGAAGTGCCCCTCGTTGGCCAACTGCCGGTGGCGCTGGTCTGAGAGGCCGGTGATGGTGCGCAGCTTGTCCTTGTCCCATGTGAGCGGCTTGGTCACCTGGTCGAAGCGAAACAGGAAGGCGCCCTTGATGCTCTCGTTTAGATTGTATCGCCCGCCGGCCGGCTTGGGAATGCGCCCGGCTTTTACGCAGTCGCGAATTTCCTCCACCGTGAGCTTGGTAAACCCGGAGAGCTGGTCCGCGCTAACAAGGGCAGCATCAGCCATGCTGCTTGCGGTTGAACTCGCGCATGTGCGGCTCCATGTCCTCCTCCATGTGCCGTTGCAACTCGGCCTGCTCCGCGTCGACCGCTTCCTGCATCACCTTGGCTCCGATGCTCTCAAAGTGACCGGAGTGCTCCGTGTGTGAATGCGCGCGGTTCTCAATCGTGATGCTCAGGTTCTGCGGGCTGGCCAGGTGCAGGACGCTACCCTTGACCGCGCCGCGTATTTTTGTGTCCGCTCCTCCACCCGGCCGCGGGCGTCCGACTATCGGGCCAAGCATGTAAAGGATGGAAACAAAGCCAGCGCGCAAGAATCCAATTGACGCCTTTCTGCCTCCGCGCAAACTGCGATTTAACTCGCGCAGGTTTTTCAACCACGCATCACGGTAATCCCCGCCCTTTCCGCGGCCTCCCATATCCTTCGCCAGT